ATTGTCCTCGGAAATACATTTGTACGGCAAATCAATCAGCGGACACATGCTATTGCCGCTAAGAGATACTGCGTTCATTTTGACCGTTGCACTGACGATTACGATGTCACCAATCGTCTTATATGTACAGTTTGCACTTTTGATTTTATCTGCAACGGTTGAGTATGGTGTAAGCGTTGATGTTCCGCTTTCGATATTTGACGAATCGTATTTAGTTGCAAGAAGCTGGTCCGTTTCTTCTGATGAGTAGGCTTCGTTCGTATCGTAATAGAAATCGTTAAGATATTTAATGCTCGGATAATTAGTGCTGCTATCAGTAATGTCAGTTTTTGAAATTACCTTGTTTGAGTTATCCTCTTTCGCTTTAAGTGCATCGTTGACATCTGTTGCGTTTGCCTTACCTGCAAGAGATGTTTCTGCCGTCTGCATTCGAGCCGACAGCTGACTGACCGTGCTTTTTTCGGCTTTATTGGTTACGGCAGAATCAATCCCGTTAAGCCTTGCGTTGAGGCTTGAGAATTTGCCTCTTGCCGTGGCAACCTCTCGGCTGATTTCGGCAAAACTGCCAGCACTTTCGCTGTTTATCTTGCTGTTTTCAGCGAGGCTCGGAGTTACCATTACTTTTAAAGTCAGCGGAGTATTTAACACCTGCGTTTCACCGCTTGCAATCTTAATTTCGATTGCCAAGAAACCCGACATAGACTTGAAATCTTCGAGCGGAACAGTAATAACATCTGCCGTGCTGTTCAGTGTGCAAGCGACTGAATCTGAGATTAAATATCCGTCAGTTGCAAAGGTTGCAGTTACTATACAATCTGCAAAGGTTAATTTTTCACCGCTGGCCGTTAAAGTTACATCAAGATAGCGTGTTGCTTTATCGTTGACATTGACAATACCAACAACATTCGGTGCGTTGCGGTCATTTACATCAATTGTAATTGATTTATGTGCTAAACTAATAGCCATTATCTTTTAAACCTCCTTTGGATTTTCAATAAATCAGACATCGACATACTTAAGTCACCGATTGTGATTTCTTTGTATTTTTGGGATACGCTATCGTAGACCGTTTTTGAAATTCTTCGGTTCAAATTCGTGCCGTCCGGCATTACAACCGTCACTTCATCATAAAGTTTGATTGCGTGCATTTTGGTGAGTTCGTTTTCAAGAGTTACCCTTATACTCAGGGTTTCTGATGTTTGTTCCGTCGAATAGTTATAATCAGCCACCGCATTACGCAAAGCATCTCTGACTTCTTCGTAATTTTCGCCGGTGCTTGGATTTAAAGTATATTTTTTGATTTTGCTTGTGCAGTCGTATAAATATGTGTTTTTTATGTTCCGCTTTAGCCCTGTTTCATATGGTTCAGGGCTTGACACGACGACTTCTTTATTATTCGTAGTGTTGCATCGTGCGTAAGGCATAACATGTGTATAGTAGTTGCCAATTTCAGCAGTCTGCTTATAATCTGACACATTAGCGCCGAAAGCTATACGATAGCCACTTTTCGCACCTGCTGTACTGATTTTGTTAAAATGAATGTCAAAATTATTAAAATACAAAACACCGTCAAACTGATTTATCAACCCTTCGTCATCGTCTTTGAAAATGTCCTCAAACTTTACTGCCTGTGAATAGCCTAAGGAGATTCTTTTTTTGGCTGTGATTGATGAGCTGAAATTAAACCACTTATACGGGGCCTCCGTAAACCACATATGCAGAGGTTTCCCTACTTGGCTGTAATCTCGCATGAAGTGGTCAATTAATTCTTTCGGTGTGCCATACATCGAACCGTCTGTTGCACGAGGAATTGTTCCGTTTTGGAAAAACATTCTTGACACATGTTCGCCCGACACGGTTAAATCACCGTTTTTATCAACCTCTATTTTGGTCACATAAAAGTACTGTGGCTCAGCCACATTATTTACTTTTGCTTTAATATATGAGGTTATTTTAATTTTCGGCACGAGCTTATCTGTGCTTTTAATTTTTGCACTAAAGCTGTACGCCCCGTTCTGTTCCATTGTCGTCAAAAACTCGGTGCATTCGGTCAAAAAGCCGAAACCGTTAGATTCAAACAATGGTGTTGAGTTCTTGTAAAAGTCAGCAACGTTATACAAAATAGGGTGCATTACAATCTCCTCCAATTTGGCTTTATTTCAATGTCAGTAAACGTATTTGCGTTTTTTCCTGAGAGTTTTAGTTTATTCCAACCGGGCAAAAGCTTTGGAAACTCTGTGCAGATTATGCAATTGTTTGCCAAACTCATGCCGTTATCAAAAAAAGCTGACTGCTGTTCGGAATCAAGTTCGATATAATCCTTATCCGATGATGTTTTAACCGTCAGCGTTTGACTATCATTAACCGTCAGCTTCAACGGATTAACTTTTGCGCCTTTATTGATAATCTTGATGAAAGGCTCTGCGGTGTAATTTTCAGGATTATAGACCTCGATTTCTGCGTTTTGTGTCGAAGTTAATTTCGGTCTGATAATCTCCTGTCCCAAGTCACTGTACCAATACGGTATTCGACTAAAATTTATTGTTGTTGACAAGCAAAGGGGGGCAACCTCTTCTATTGGCTCAATTCCTGTACAAATCGCTTTTGTAAAATAGCCAGGGTTATATGAATCCTTAAAGATTTTATACTCGCCGTCCCAAACGGTAAGCCATTCAGCAAACGCTCTTACAAGCTCAGCGTTACTTTCGTTGGGCACAATGTATGGATAACTGTTGACCTCAAACTGCATTTCAACATTATCGAAAACACCATTGTCAGAAATCACTCCGCCGTTTTTGCCGTAGACAGGGGTAAAACCAAAGTTACGCTTTGCAATTTGATATTTTGGGGTAGTAGCTATAAAAAATCCCAATGTCCGCAAATTGGTGCCGTTATATGTAAAACTATGCCTCATCTTTAACCTCCCCATTTTGATACTTCACAAACAAGTGTCTGCATGATCGCATTTGATACACGGCGGTTAAATTCGTCAACATCCATGTCATTATTAATGTTGACATCGCCTGTGAATTTAAGCTCGACTGTAGGCGAATTTGTAACAGCTTTCAACATTTGACCGTTTACTGTCGCATTTTGACTTTGCGTGCGAATATCCGCGAATTTATTGTTAATCGCTCCGATTGGATTACCTTCAACAGCTGACAAGGCCCTTGATGTTAAAGACCTTACAGTCTTTTGAGTTTCGGTGATTTTATCTTCGATGCCAAGACGATATCCTTCGCCAAAATATTCACCAATTTTTCTTGCTTTTCGGCTCGGCGAGTGCGAGTCTTGAGCTTTCATAAATGATTCAACATTTGCTTTAACAGCCTTTCCAGCGGGGCTGTCTTCACCACCCATAAGCTTTACAATAAGCCCGAGGATGCCCTTTAAGTAGCCTTGATTCCACATTTCAGCGACACTCATACTGTTCTTTTCAACAAACGATTGGACTTCCTTCGTTGAGTTAACTCCCACCAATTCTTTTGTGGAGGCTTTCATTTTGCTTTTTGACTCATCGCTTTTGATAGTATCGGTCGCTTTGTTTACACCTTTTTTTGCCGCCTTTTCGCCGTTGCTTTCAAGTTTGTCGAGTTCAACGGTTGCCTTATTGACAAGCTCTTTTGCGTTATCAACCATTTTTTGGGTAACACCCGGTTGATTTTCGTCCATTGCAGTCTTTAGCAACTCATAGTTTGCGGTAAAATTTGCAAGCTGGTTTTCAAGGCTTTCTCTTGAACCTGTTTCAGCATCAATGAAACCGTTTTTGATTTTCTGCTGTTGAGCATTAATCTCGTCAGCTTTTCCCGTAGCAATTGCGGCAACCGTGCCGTACATATCGGTGTACTTAGCCAGCTCTATTTCTGCTCTTTCCTGCAATTCTTCGGCTTCTTCGACTTGGTCTTTGGTGATGCCTTCAACACCGTCTTTGTATGCCGACCTTAGATTCTCAGCGTTTGTCCTAAAATCATTGACCTGCTGTTCAAGAGCGTCTTTGTTACCGGTGGTGTAAGTAACAATGTTGTTAGACAAATCCGACATTGCGGCTTTAATTTCTTTGGTGTTACCTTTAGCGTTTGCCGCTGTGAGATTCTCATAATTTTGGATTGTGGTGTTATAATCAACTACTTTTTTCTGATATTCCTTATACTTGCCATCTGCTTTGTCAAACTCTATTTGTTTAGCCTTTAAATTGTTTTTGGCTTCATTTTGCGCCTCGCTGTAAGCTCTTCCGACGGATTTTGATAAATCTTCAAAATGTTTATACATATTTTCGCCGTTTTGAAAATCTTTGAGTATTTCTTGGTAATACTGCTGAGATATTTTGCCGTTTTCAAACCCCCAGCCTGCATACTTCAAAGCCATTTGACTTGGTGAAAGCCCAGTGACACTCATTTGTGTAACTTTCGCCTTAGCTAAATCTACATCTTTTTGTGCGCTTTTTTTTGCTACATAACCATTTGTAACATCATTTTTTGCGCTTTTTAAGCCTGATACAGCAGTTTGATAGGGCTCTTCAAGTGCTGATAACATAGCAAGCGCTTTTTTTGATTCAAGTGCTTTATCCATAGAGCCTTTAAGGTCTTTATAGGACTGAATAACATTGCCGTTCCAAGTGATTTCATCGTCTGTAACTCGGCTCAATTCATTGGTAATAAATTTTGCTCTGTCCTCGTAACCTTTTTTGACTTTTCCGTTTTGGTCTACAATACCTTGCAATTCGCCCCACAAATTGTCATAATATTGAAATTCGCTTTCAACCTCAGCCGCTGCATCTTTTTTGCTCTGAACATATTCATCATTGGCATCTTTCAGCTCTTTGATTTCTTCCTGAGCTTTTTCATGCGCTTCGTTGAGCTTGTCCTGTGATTCTTTGGCTTCATCGTTTGCGCTTGCAATTGACCACAAGGAGCCTACAAGCGTAGCGGCTAAGCCTACGACAATGCCGATTGCGTTTGATTTCTGTGCGAGGTTAAGACCTTCCTGTGAAATTTTGGCAGTTTCTGTAGCAATTCTAAGGCTTTTATATGCGCCTATAAGGCTTTGTACACCGCTTACAACAACGGTTGTTTTTTTGCCTACCCAAATGCCACCGACGAGAGAGCCGACAATTTTAAGTGTTGGGATGATATCTTTGGTATGTTTACTCGCAAAATTACAAAGTTTTTTAACTTCCGGAAACAGCGATTTGCCGATAGGATTAATGACATCGGTTTGCACCGTTCTGCCAAGGCTTGCCCAATCAGCTTCAACATCATCATATTTGATGTCTTTAATCTTTTTCATGGTATTTTTTGCCTTGTCGGCGGAGCCATTAACTTTCATTAAAGCTTTTACACCGTCTATGCCCAAATCTTCCCACATCGTACCGAAGAGGTCAACACCTGCCTGATTCTGCTTGACCTTATCGTCCATCTCAAAAAGAGCCTTTAAGACTTCTGATGTTGCGGATTTTGCGCTGTCTCCGCCTTTTGCAAATCTTGCCTGCAAATCCTCAATACTACCTTTTGTGCCTTTGCCTGCTGATTCGAGATTTGCAAGATTTTCTTTAGCAGTTTTTAGCGCCTTTGAATATTGTTCAATTTTATCGGCATTCTTTTGCTTTGTTAATTCGCTCGTCGAATTGTTAAAGCCTTTTTGCTCCTCTTTTGCATAGTAAAGATTTTTTTCGAGCTTTGCGACTTCATCTTTGGCTTTTTGAATGTCCTCAGCTGAGGCTTTTGCGCCGTAACCAAGAAGAGTAAATCCCTCCTGCGTACTCGAGGTTGTATCTTTAGAACGAATTCCAAACTCTTTCATGGCATCGCCAAGCTTGTCGATACTGAAAGTACCTGCTTTAGAGCCATTTTCAAGCGAATTAAAAAACTCGTTTGCATCATAGCCGAGTTGCTTGTAATGTACGGAGTATTCATTGATTGTATCAAGCAAATCACCGTTTTTATTAAGGCCTTTTTGACTGCCCTGTGCAATGAGATTAAAAGCATCTTCGCCTGTTATGCCAAACTGCTCCATAAGCATGTTGACCGCTCTCAAGGTTTCGACAAAATCGTAATCGTATGTATCTCTCAATGTAAAGAGATTTTCGGTCATATCTTTAAGCTTACTTGGATTGGTCTCGTTCGTTGTCTGCTTAATCAAAGCAAGGACATTTGCAACTTCTTCCTGAGATTCGCCGAAATTTCCTTTGTAAACATCTTCAAGGACATCTTTGTACTTTGTCATCTCCTCGGCGGTCAAGCCGGTTTGAGCCTGCAAGGAATTTAAAGCTTTTTCTTCACTGTTTGCACTTATGACAGTTCCGGTCAACGCTCCGCCGACCGCTGTTGCCGCTGCGCCTGCTTCTTTTAAGGCATTGCCAACAGCAGATTTGAGATTGTCAGCAGAGGATTTAACATCATCCATTTCTTTTTTGACCTTGGATAAATCAGTTTTATTTGACTTATTTTCAAGGTTTTTAAAGCTGTCGCCGACTTTACCAACACTTGTTTCGGTTTTTGACATCTCACTTCGGGCAGATTCGAGGTTTATTGCATTTGCTTTTTCCTCGGTTTCTGCAAGCTGTTTAGTGAAAATTTCAAGTTTGCTTTTCGCTTTTTCAACTTCACGCTGATAGGCTCTGTACTGTTCAGTTGAGATTTCGCCGTTTTTGGCCTGTTCTTCGACCTGATCCTGTACATCAAGTAACTTTTTAAGGGCAGATTTGCTATTTTCAATTTGTTCTTTTAGCACTTCTTGCTTTTGGGTAAGCAAAACAGTGTTTTCAGGATCAAATTTCAACTGCTTATTAATTGCAGTCAGTTCTCTCTGCAAGCTCGCCGATGAGGACTGTACAGCTTTTAAGGATTTTTGTAAATCTATTGTATCGCCGGCAATTTTGACGGTAATACCTTTAATCGTAGATGCCATATCTGTCCTCCAATTTCCTATATCGGTTCATAAACTCGCTATACTGCTTTTCCGAGATTTCTTTATTTTCAAATCTTTCTGTAACGAAAGACAATACAGATTTCATTTTCTGATATTTTTCTTCATCTTCGTGAATGTTTTTATTGTTTCGTAATGCAAAATAGGTTTCGATATAATCCAACACAAAACCTATTGTAAATCTTTGTAAATCAGCGACAGTCAGACCACACCTGACGGCATAGGATAAGATTTCCTTCGCCGTCAGGAAAGTTCCGTTTAGGTCGCTGTCGCTGTCGCTTTTGGGCTGTCACTATTAAGACTGTCAATAACAAGATTGACGATTTTACCTATCGCTGAAATAGCGTCCTTGATGCTGATTCCTTTTGTCCAAGCCTTAAAGTTAGGAATCGTATCGTCTGCCGTCTTTGCCGCTGCCCATAAAAGCTTTACAGCAGTGCCAAATTTTACATCATTGAGATTCGGAACAAGAACACGGTCGGTATCACGCAGAAAGCCGTGGCCTTTGAATGTGTCCTCGTAGATGAGCATTGTATATGCCGTAACCTCAACCTCAACATCTTTACCATTAATAACAACTGTATCTTTCATGTTTTAACCTACTTTTAAAATTATACTGTTCCGGGATTTGACTTAACAGTCGGCACTACAACGCTTTCGGGCAGAGTGTCGGCATAAGATGTATAGCGTACAAAGTCATTGTCAGGACGTGGCTTTGCTGTGACCGTAAAGGTCGGGAACTGTGGGTCGAAGTTACCTTCAGATGTCTTGTCGTTCCTGCTGGCTCTTGCAGCTACGCAGTCAAAATATGTGTCAATCTCGTAGAGCTTGTCACCTTTGTATGTTTCCTTTGCAGCGAGGAGGGCAAATCTCGGCATTACCTTAATGCCACCCTTTTCGATGATACCGCCCTCAGTTGCTTCATCATTGCCGAACCAATCTTTTTCGATGTCGTCGACTGCTGAAATAAGCTCAAGACTGATTGTATAACCGCCGTTCGCACTCGCTACAATAATAGGCAAGCCGTCAGCATAGATTGTTTTTGAATCGCCAATAGGCTCTGCGCCGATACTTCTGCCGCCTGCCTTATCAGACTTAAACCACACGGGCTTACCGTATGTGATTTCACCCGTGCTACTTTCTGTAAGTACGGCATAACCAACTTTTCTAATAGTTTTGTTCATTAATAAACACTCCTTATGTTTTTAGATTCTTTTTATACCGCTCAAATCACCGCCGCCCATAGCTTCCGATGATTTAATGAGCTTTTTAATTCCGGCTTCAAATTCGCCGTGAATTTTCTCTGCTGCCGGGGCAATATGCACCTTTGGTTGTACCGTTCCGCCTTTTTTGCCTCTTTTTCTACGAGTTTTTTCGAGGAGGTGTGTAAGCCGGTACTCAGGCTTAGCGGCATAAACTGTTTTTTCGTAAAACCTGAATGTTTCATTCGTAATTTTTACTTTGAATGATTTGCGATATTTTTTTCTTCTGCCGACAGGTGCATTTTTTTTGATTTCGTTTTTGAGCTCTTCGGATTTTTCATCGACCAATAGTCGGACACCCATTTGCACATCAGCCGAATAGGTTGACAGCTCTTTCGATAGGGTATCGCCAAGGCGGTCGATACCGACTTTTTTGTAATCACTCATCAAAAGTCACACTCAAATTGTAATAGCTTACACAAAGTTTATTCGTTGTGTCCCAAGCTCGATTTGGTTTTTTCCAACCGTAGCCGTTTTCGTTGAGCCATTTTTCAAACTTTGTTTCGCTTGTGTGGTCGTCTTTTGCCGTGTAGAGTTCTATGATGATTTTTGCATTTTTCCAAAGTATTTCACCGTCTGCGTAAATTCCTGTTTCTTCATCCTTGAAATAAACAAGATAGGGTGCAGGGGTTGATTTGTTGTAATCTGCCTCTACACATTTAAAGCCACAAGACTTAATAAGTTCGACAAATTCATCGTAATTTTTAAAATACATCTTCTGCACCGCCCTCATACAGCCCCCTCTGTGACAAGCTCAAAATCGAGCAAGGGGGATTTTTGCTTTTATCGTGCTGAATTTGTTCAATCTTGAACCGTGTGCCGTCAATGATGACCGCCATATCCGTTCGCAAGTTTTCGTCCTTGTGAATATGTATGACCTTTGACAGTTCAATATCGTTCTGCTTTGCACCATAAAAACGAGTTACGCCGATTTTTTCATTACCGAAACGATATTTTTTCAGACTGTCGGTGATGATGTCGTCGTTTTCGTCGGTTTCATAGATTTTTGCAAGTCCGTCATTAAATGTCAAAAAATCAATGTTATTCTTCAGTATCATACATTCGCACCTCGTATTCCTGCCTTAATTTTAAAATTTCGTTTTCAAAATTATGGTCGAACATTTCAACAGCATTTGAGTAAGCATAGCGGCAGTAATCAAACAGCAAACTTCTTGCCCTTGTCGCCCGTTCAAAATCCTCATCAGTAAGTAGAGGATTATAATCGCGGAGGTGCTGTTTTCCATTGGCTATAATCAGTTCAATTTTCGACTTTGTGCTTTCATCTGTTTCGATGTGCTCACGGTCAAAATCGAGCATATTAACTACATCGTTTATGATTCCCATTGTTCAACACCTCCGCAATAAATTAAACTGTTGTTGCCTGATTGAGAGTTACCTTAATTTCAGCAGGATTGAGCGCTGAAATATCGAGCTTAATAAAATCGTTCGTATGAAGCGAAAAGCCTGTTGCGTAAGCCTTAATAAGATAAACTCTGTTGTCTTCGAGAAACTGATACTGGTCAGAGTAATCAAGCTTACCTTCCTTACCTGTTGAGAGACAGGCTTTATATCTTGAAAGCTGACCGATAACAGCAGTACCTTCCGCAAGCATTTCTGACGGATAAACATTCGTCGGGAAGGGGAAGAGGTTGTTTTTGTACGAGCCGTCGGTTGCAAGCACCGTAGTCGCAGGAATAATCTTTGTGAGATAGTCCACAGGATTAACGATGAGGTCAACCGATGTGATGTTGTTTGTCTTGCCACCCTTACCTTTTGCAAGCTTTGCGACAACATCCATATATGACTTCACATCAAGGCTTGTGAGCTTTGTTGCCGTCTTTTCTGTGTAAGCGTTTGCCTTTACTGCTCCTTCGGGGTCCTTGAGCATACCGATAGGTTTGCCGTTACCGTCGCCGTTAATAAAGCCATCTTCAAAAGCATAAGCAAGTGCATCAGCAAGAATTCTGCGGACATATGCGTCAATGTATGTAGCTCCGAGGTCAAGCATATCCTTCGGAACAGGAACGAAGGCGCTTACCTTTGATGTTGAGAAGTCCTTTTCCTGAATTGTGCCGGCAAGCTCCTGTGTAATTTTAGAGTTCAGTGCGCCCCAAGCGGCAAGCTGTTTTGTGTCTGTCGCAAAGATTGCCTTAACAGAGCCGTATGTGTTCTCAATACCGATTGCATCGAGCAGCGGATGATTGCTGGTAATGTCCTCAAGCACTGTGTCAAGGATTGTCTGCGGAATTGTAACATCAAGACCTGTGAGTGCCTGCTTAACATCAGCAGATTTTGCCGCTGTTACAAAATTGTTGTAAAACTTCTGCTCTGCCGATGTAAGCTGTCTGAATCCTCTCTTGGCAAGGATTGTGTTGTCGGCTGTTTCGCCGATTTCCTGTGCGACCTCAATGATTGACTGCTGAATACTGTCAGCGTAGGCATTGAGTGCATCGGTCATTTTTGCTTCATCTTTGGAATCAATGGCAGTTTTCAAGTTCTGCGCAAACTTTGCTTTTGCGTTCTTAATCGCATCAAGATTCTTCATTTTTTAAATCTCCTTTATAAATAATTTTTGTTTTTGAAATACTCTTCAATAAAGCCAAAGCTATCCTTTTTTTCGGGATTTTTCGGTTTTGGCTCGGGTGGTGTCTGTGGTTCAGGCGGTTCAGGCTTTGCACCAAGCATTTTTGCAAGTTCTGCCGCTGCCTGTTTTGCTTTTGGATTCTTCTTTTGCTGTGCATCGTCAACAATCTCTTTTGATTCGGTTAAATCAACCGGATCAAGAATTTCGTCACACAAGCCGATATTGAAGGCTTCCTCTGCCGTCAAAAATGTTTCAGCATCAAGAAGCGGCTCGAGGGTTTCTCTCGTGAGCTTATCGCCTGCGTGTACAAGATAAGAGTTTGTACTCGCTTCACTGATTTTGTCAAGCTGAGCTGCAAATTCTCTGTGTTCTTTCGCATTTCCATAACAACCGCCGATTGCGTGATGAATCATCATTGTTGTGTTTGACGGCATTACAATCTTGTCAGCCGCCATTGCGACAACAGAGGCGATTGAGCAAGCCATACCGTCGATATATGCAGTGACCGGCACACTCTGCCGTTTTAGCAAATTGTAAATTGTCACACCTTCGTCAACAAATCCGCCCACGGAATTGATGTAGATTTCAATGCCTTCAATTTCGCCTGCTTTTTCAATCGCCTTGCGAATATATTCGGCGCTTGTCTTGGATTCTACGAGGTCACCCCAAATATTCAAGTAGCTCGGCTCAATTTCACCATAAAGATATATCTGCAAGACACTCTGATTTTCAGCAATCTGTTTGATATTGTAATTTCTGCTTTTCATTTATTTTTATTCACCACCTTTCAGAGCGTTTGTTATTGTTTGGTAATTTTTGGTAAGGTAATATGTGTGTGCCCAAGCCTCCGAGCAAGGGAGCATATTGCAATATTTTTGAGCCTGTGCAGGTGTCAGCACACCGCTGGCAATTGACTTGTCGAGGTTGTTCGCCTGACTTACGGCATCAATGTGTCTGACTGTCGTTGTGTCAATTAAGAGATAATTGCCTTTGCTAAATTCGGTGCTACCGAATCTCTTTTTTGTAATCTCTTGCTCAAACATATTTGCAATCGGATCAATTGCATTGCCAATAGCGCAATCCATTGCATCAGACAATTGCGATGCTTCACCGCTTAAAATTGCCGGCGGAATGTGCAAAGCATTGCCAACAATCGTGTATGCCTCGGTTTTTAACTTTTGAATGTCGTTAATCTCGCTGTTCGTAGTCTTTCCGGCATCGGTTGACGGCTCGGTGTAGTGCATGCCTTTGTAAATAGGCATAACAGCGTTTTTGTTTGCATAAAACGCTTTAAACTGCTTCGACAAGATTTTGTTGTAAGTTTCAGCGAAGTTTTCGTCGCCGAAGCTGTAATTATCCATCTCTAAGATGCCTTTGTGACCGACTGCTTTGTTATATCTTTCTTGAGCTGATAACATTAACTGCTCGTAAGTGTTGCACATATCCGATAACAAGCCGTTAAGAGCAAAGTTGTTATATCTGAGGTAAATTACCTCACTTTCAGGAAAAATGCGCTGATATGTAAAATTTCGACAAGTAACGTCGCTGAATGTGTCGTCAATCAAAGCGTGTTCCGTTCTCGAGAAGCTATCAGCAATCATAAGCTGATTATCGGCAGTTTCAACAATTAAAAGCTCGTTGTCAAAAATCAACTTCGCAACAGCCTGCGTAAAAAATTCGATTTTGGTTTGATGCTTATTCGGCGAATAGTTCCAGAGATAATATTCAGCCTTGCGACTTTCTCGGTTGTTGCTTACAGTCACAAATTCGCACTTTGCCAAACTCCTTGCGATAAAATCAATCGCCGTAAATAGAGCAAGTTCAGTCAGGTGAAACCTCTGTTCATCGACAGTTGAACCGTCCTCGTTAAATTCCGCTGCAACAGCATCTTTTTTAAAGAGATTTTTCACCCAGTTTATTACTTTCATTTTTTCACCTGCCTTTTAAAATACAATTGCTAAAATACAATTGCATTAAAACAATTCTTGAGTTCGTCAACCGTCATCGGCTGATTTTGTTTCAGCAAATCAAGTTGTGTATATGCGGCGACGAACGCCATAAATCCGTCTGTTTTTCGTGATTTCGGCTCAATCTTACCATAGATAATATTTCCGTTTTTATCTTCGACAGCCGATGTGTTGTTTGTGTACCAACGCATAAGAGGCGAATCCCCCCAAACAATACGCTGATTTGCAAAATCAGAGGCAATCAGGGGAGCGACAAGCATTTTGTCTGACGGCCTTACAAGTTTTAGATTATTTCGTCCTTTACGGTCGCATTCAAAACCCAACTGCATTAACGGCTCTTTGAGTAATGTATAGCGGTAGTTATCTAACGCTCCACCGATAATGTTGTAACGTTCTTTCTGTCCTCTCAACCAATCAGCTACAATTTCGGGAGGTATTTCTGCTCCGTCCACTCTTTTTAAGTCAGGTTGCTGAGTATATGGAAATTTAATCCTGCCCAAATCCGCCGATTGCGAACAGTACCACGAAAACGGCTTCCATACAATTTCACCGTTAATTAAAAACATCAGCCCTATACCCAAAAAGTCAGTAGTTTTTGTGTAATCAACGCCAAAAACACACGGCTTACCTTCAAGGTCGGGAAGAGGTCTGTTTGTAGCTTTGATATTTTCCCATGAGGTTACAGGATTTGCTTCCGTTCCCTGCGGTAAATTCATTCTCTTCGTCATGAATGAAGAGTTATTATTTGGATCAATTTTCCATTTTTCGTATTCCTTCCGAAGTTCTCGGAGTAAGTTTGGAAAATACTGCAAACTCGGATTCGCCTTGTACCAATTTTGCTCGTCATGAACTTCCTTTTCGTCATTTAATCGGCAAATAAAATAAAGCGTGCCGTTGTCGGGCGCATCACCGTTTAAGACTTCAAGGCCTCTCGCAAACTCTTGGTCAAGTGGACCGTCTCGAACATATCCCATTGTTGTAGTCGTCGTAGTTCTCGGAAGTGGCTTTTTTCCTAAGCCGGTGACAAACACGTCAATAAGCTTGTAGTTTTCGTAAGCGTGCTTTTCGTCGAAATCAACCTTACCCGGTCTACCGCCGTCTTTCGTATCACTGTTAGATGTCCGATATCTCAACACAGAGTTTGTCTTTATATTTACAATTCTTGTTTTCGTCCACTTAAAGTGTTTTTGCATTTTGGCTTTGTTATCTTCAAGGACATTATAAATATCGTTAAAAGTAATAGTCGCCTGATCTTCCGATGTTGCACAAATGTCAATATCGTAATTTTTAATACCGTTTATCGGTGTTAAAAGCGCGAAATCCTCAAAACCTAAATAGCCATTTTTGCCTGTACCTCTTCCGACGATAAGTACAAGGTCGGGAAACCTTAAAACACCTGGAGCTGAGTATGTGCAATTATGCAACGCAAAGCAAAACTTTTCCCATTCAAAAAGTTGATAAGGAAAATATTTCTGCAAAGCTAAATACTTTTCAAGCTGTTCTTCATCAACATAGATTTCTTCGTTTTCAAAAACATTTTCAACAAACTTTATCAGCTGAATTTGCTCACGGCAGACGCGATATTTACCGCTTTTAACAAGGTCGATGTAATCGTCTATGACTTTACAGTTCGTCATCCGAATCACTCTCAACTTTGTCGATTGACAGCCCCATTTGTGAGAGGATCGCTAAGCGCTGTTTGTTGTACATTACGGCATTTTTTACTGAAGGGTTGTCCTTCATGTACTCTTTACCTGTGGCACTGATAGCTTTGTATGTCAAGCCATTTTGGCGGATGTCCGCCTGCATTTTACGCTCAAGCTTCGTGCAAAAAATATAGCTGTCAATTAAATCTCTATAGACTTCAATGTTTGCCCCTTTCAAGGTCAGTTGTTCAATCAAGCTGTCCTTGATTTCTGCAATTTTAATTTGCGCCATTTATGCTGCTCCTATCTCAAAAATTTCTCGCGCACGCACACGAGACCAAACTGTCGTGCCTTTACACCGTTATCCATTGACCTCAGAATTTTTCGATTTTTTACCCGGGGGTATGTCTTTTTTTCGACTTACCACCTCTCGGCAAACTCATCTTTTAATTTTTTTGGTTCATATTTGTGATGTTCCTTGTAATGGCAATCCTTACAAAGACATTCAAGGTTGTTGATATCAAGAGCAAGGTCAGGTCTTGCCTTGAGGTATAGCTTGTGATGCACGGCTTCACAAGGGCTATACTTACCCACAGCACGACAGCGTTCGCATTCGTAATGTTCTTTCGCTTTTTTTGCATCTCGAACTTTTCGCCAATCGGCTGTTAAATAGAATCTATATGCCTTGCCCTCACGGATTTGGCGGACGATCCAGTCCGTAGTTACTTTTCGTTTTATCATTACAATTTAATTTTACAACAGGTTTAATCGCTTCTACTGACATCTTTCTTTGTGCAATATGTACAAATGTTAAGCCCACGAAGTTTTGCGCAAAGCAATCGTGCTTCTTTGAGCCATCTAAACACCGTGCGTTCGTCTGTATAGTTATTGACAGCAAACTTGGTCACTCTCAAATTTATTTCACCTTTGTGCAACGGTTTTGTTGGTGCAACAAAGTAAACAGCGCTGACAGCTTGACAGATGTAGTCTTTACCGCTATTGGTCAAGGCATTAAGTGTGTCTGTCACAGCAAGCAGGTCAAGTTGTAATGCTCGGTGCATTGTCTTGTCAGCTACAACCTGTGCTTTGCTTGGAAATCCAAGAGAGGCATAAAGTCTAAACTGTGCAATTGTATAATCTCTTGTTGTGTCTCTCAAATCCTTGCACCTCCGATTTTCTTGTGTTTATGGCTATTGGCCAAGTAAGTAAAATGAAAAGACGCACCCGTGAAGTCATTTATCCACATTTCGTCTTTGTAAAAATAATATCCTTCGGGACAAGGCAAAGCCTCACCTCGTTCGAGTTTTCTGTATTCTCGTTTTTTTCCTTCAACAACTTTGACCTCAGGCTTATTGAGATTGCGAGATGTTTTCAAGCGCTTCTTACCATTGACATCTTTGCGTATGTATTTTGCAAGGTCAGCATAGTTTCCGTCTTGGTAGAGCGGAGTGAAATTGATTCCGTTTTTCCACGGCCAGCATTTTGTTAATATTTCTCTTGCGCAATCCTCAATCACAATATGCAAATGCCAATTCTTTCCGAGTTTGCCGCATTCGCAGAACCCGATGTATTTAAACTTGATTTGTTTTTTCTCTGTTCTGCGTTTTACTCTTTTAAAAAAATTTGAGACAACCCTCTCAAATTCATCTTCGGTAAACTCGCCAAACGGAGCGGAGAATCTTGCGAACCAGTCGCCCTCAGAAAAGTTGCAGAGGATAAGCCTCTGCGTGTGTTGTTCTCCTCTGATACGGTTTGCTTTGGCTTGCTTTTCGTTTGTCCTGGATTGATTGATTTGTCGAGCAAGATTTTTCTTATTACGTTTGCGAATGGACTTGTAATATTTAACCTCAAGCAAAGGGCCTGATTTAATTTCACACTTGTATGTAAACATATTAAACTTCCCATTATATATGTAAAAACTAAAACGGTCACTTAATTAATTCCTTGAGCGGGATAGTTAAAGGGTATTTCAACCCTTTTATTTGTGACTATTTATTATTCTATTTTCTCATTAAAAAATCAGATGATATAAATATGCAGTAACCCAATCTGACCACTTGAGTTACTGCTCTGTGCAACCTTGCCGCTGCAATTGTGTGTTTGATTTTTGGTGCATTCTTTTGTAACAGCTTAATCAAAACGGAAGTCGTCGCTTTGATTACTTTTTTAATATAGGATTAACTTGATTTGAATTTTCTTTAAGATTTTGCGTGCGACAAGAATATTGCCTTATTTTAAATACCGAAGTATTCCTTGTAGCTTTTTGCAATTCCTCGACAATCATCCGACTTAACCGGCACGTGACAAGCTACAGTTCTGATGTTGTCGGCATCAAGTTCTTTAAAAATTTCTGATGCTCTCGTTTCTTTTGCTGATTCAAAAAATTTTAATAGTAAATCAACTAAAGGAGTGTCATTGAAAGTATTAAAAAAGGCTGTGTCATTCTTTACCAAAGTGTGCAAACATTTTTCTTTGAATGCATCACTTGCATCTGATAATATAAGTAACTGATTATATATATCGTGTTTTGTCAACAAATCAATCACCTGTAATGCAATTGATAGTGCTTTAGGGTCGTGCTCGATAATTGCTTTTGACAGTTCTGTCAATTTGCAAGAGGCTTCTCTTGTCCGCTTAATCCACTCCATATGTTCCTTGCTTGCGAAAAAAGTGGCGGTACGAAACCTGCGATATTCTTGCAATAATTTATACTTAGCCTTGACGCAAGATTTAGCGGATAGCAAGCCTATCTTTGTGCAACTGTACACGGCAGACATTGACAACACTAACCAACGATTTAACATATCCAAGCTATTGAGCGTAGCCACATCAAGGTCACCGTCAATAAAACCTATCACAAGCCGGTCGAGTTCTGACAATGTTTCTGCCGGTGTCGGATTGTCTTGCATTTCCGCTGCAACCGGTTTTTCATTTTCACTCATTCAGCAAGACCTCCTTCATAATCATATAACCCAAGTCTTTTAATTTTCCCTGCGGCTATCTGCGCAACAAACTGGCCATAGCTGTAAGTTGTGCCGTGCTTTGCATTGTAATCGGCACAGTAAAGACACATCCTGTCTATTCGGTCGAGTTTCTTCTTGCGACCTCGTTTCTTTTTTTCTTCACTCATTTATTTCACCTAATTTCAAATACTTTAATATTTTTTCGCTCGCCTCGTCGCAACCATAACATACAGCGACAGCGTAGCCTTGTTCATTAAGGCTTTTAAGCCATTCGGTTTGTTTTTCAGTCGGCTTATTTTTGCCGTATTTTAATTCGATGAACAGACCGTGATAGCTTCCACGGCCAACCGGCAAAAACAAATCCGGCACGCCTGCCTTTACCCCTTGCTTTTTAAGGTTGGCCGCTTCGAGCTTATTCCTGCTCCCGCCGTTCGGAATATGAAACATCAAATCAATTTCGGGATATTTGGTTCTGATGAAAGTCGCCCATTGAAATAACTTCCGCTGTTGGTCAGCTTCATACTGCTTCATCGGCAGGTCATCCTTTCTTGTTTTTCAAAATCATATCACTTTCGATGTAGAGTGCTTTCAAACTGTTTACAAGATTTTCGTCAACGATTTCGCAGGCGGCTATAAACCCGTAGGCTATCATACCGAATTTAATAGCAAAGTAGGGAACACTTTTTGAATTGTATCTTAATGTCAATGACATTTCTTGTTGCGGCATATCTGCAAACGGACTGAGATAAGTACGGTCGATGAACATAAGTCCCTCAGATGTGCTTATTGGTAATAATATTTTGCCATTATACGCAATTTCGATGTCCCACATTTCAGCGAGTGACTCATCCGCTGTACTGTCATTAACATCAATTTCAGGTTTTCCCTTTGCGATGATAAATGTAATCTTATCTCTTTGCACATCGTTTATGTCATACAACTTACATATGTAGTTTTCATTCAACAATGGCAGTTCAAAAATCGGATAAACCGCATTGCCGTCCGAAAGCCACTGTTCTCCTTCGCTGGTCATAGATATATAAATTGACTTATTCTTTTTACATATGTCGAATGCTTTTTTTATTTTCATTGTTAAGCCTCATTTCAGCAGTTCGTCTGTCGTAACATTAAATAGATTTGAAATATCTATTATAGTTTTAATATCAGGTTCAAATTTTCCCTGCTCATAGTAAGATATACTTGTTCTGCTCAAACAGAGCTTTTCACCTAATTCTTCCTGCGTTAATTTAAGTTTAAGCCTTAACGCTTTTAATTTTTCGGGGAATGCCAATATTATCACTCCTATTTATCTAACGTATTTTTGATGTGCCTGATAAACATCAGATTCATCAGATCTTGCGTATATTTGTGTTGTAGTCAGTTCTTCGTGGCCAAGCATTAGTGATACTTGTTCAATTGGCATACCGGCTCTAAGGGCATCGGTAGCCATGGTTCTTCTGAATCTATGTGGGTGACAATTTTCAATTCCGATGTTTCTACCAAGCTCACGAATGATATTTTCTATTTGTCCTTTTTCAAGCCTTTTGTATTCACCTTTTATTTTAACTTTACTAACGAACAAAGCATTGTTGGTGTCTGACCTCGTATTTTCGTATTTTTCCAAAGCAAGTTTTGCTTGTGCATTAAGATATACGTATCTTTGCTTGTTACCCTTGCCTGTGATAATCAGTTTATCATCTTTAATGTCACTGCGATTTGCATTTTCCACTTCTGTAACTCGACATCCTGTCGATAATAGAAATTCTATGATTGCCTTCAACCTCAAATCTTTTCCGGCAGCATCTCTGATTTTTTCGGTTTCAATCGGTGTAAACGGCTTTCTAATTACCTTTTCAGCTTTTATTTTTGTGATTTTTTCTGCCGGATCATTTGGTATGTAGCCTTCAATTCTCAGTGTTTTAAAAAATGATTTTAAGTATCTTAATTTTGTATCAAGATAACTGTTTGATACATTTTTATTTAATTGTTCAAAAGCAAGGTATGCACGAATATCATTAACCTTAATGTCTGCGATAGGCTTATTTATTGCTTTAAGCATCATTTGTATTTCATTGTTATAAGCTTTTAGACTTTTGTCAGTTAAACCACTAATTTTTTTAATGGCTAAAAAAGTATTTACTAATTTTTGATTCGGAGTAACTGTTTCGGTGGATAAAGCGTAGGTTTCTTTTTTTAGAGAATATTTTGTCAACAAGACTGACAAAATTTGCTCAACCTTGTTTGCTTCATTCACAGACATATACTTTAGGCATTGTGTTGTTACCATTCGTACGAATTCTGTTTTATCATCTATAGATACACCTTCTTTACTTTCGACTTTGCTTTTGATGAAGGATTGCATATTTCTTCTGCGCTTGATGTAGACGTGCTGTTCGGCAGGCGGAACAAAAGATGTTTTGTTTACGCTCAAAAAAATCCTTGCCACACCTTTTGCAATATTGAGCAGGAATTCTTCTGAACAATGTACAGCTGTCACAGTTGTTCTTACAGGCAAGACAGCCTTTAACATCGTCCCAATTAAGGCACATATCTTTCTGCCAAAATTCGCTGTATTCTTCGCCTACGTCTGAATTTGCAATCGCTATGCAGTTAATAAGTCCTGCTAAAGCAGATAAAAGAACATTCATCTCATCTTTGTCCTCGTCAGTCATAAGTCTTTTGTATTTCAACGGTCTGTTGGGGATGTTGTCGCCAAATTCGCCGTCGCCTATGTACGCTCTTACTTTGTCGAGATTTTCAGTCAAATATTTATCAAACACTCTTCCTCTGATTGCTTTCGCAGAGCGACCTATTACATCTGAAATTTGCTCATATTTGCTCCCATTTTTAATCATGTTACTGAGAATTGCATATTCTTCATCGCTCCACTTATTATGGTTATCGGCTTTTATCGGTCGATATTTAATGTTTAGGTCATTGATTCTGCGTTGTATCGCTCCTTCGCTACGGCACAATGTGTGTGATAGTTCTTTATATCCATACTTTTGCTTTTTAAGTAATTCTTCGAGAAGGTTATCTTCTCTGCTTGTCCATGGAGTCGCCTTGATAAACCTGTTCCTTAACATGTCTGCCTCTCGTTTTGGATTTACCCAATCGGGTTCAGGTCCCAATTGATATCTTTCAAGTTTTGAAAAATCTAAAAAATATTGATTTTTCTCTGCCCAAATCCAAAATTCATCTATGTAAACAACAGTAAAATTTGTTTTTGAACTTCTTGATATGTTGTGAGTAGGCAGATTCCTATTTTTTACCCACGATGTTTTTAGATAACTGGCAGAAGTGTTTGGACGAATGAGTTTATAAAGATTGCTTATTGTGATGTATCTATAGCCATTAGTCAAGAAAGGTCCTAAGTTTAACTTACCGGCTTTTAGCCTTATCGCACATTCGGATCTATCAAGGTGTTTTGTTATAGTGGCCATATTAACGTTGCCCCAAGCAGATACAAGATAATCTATTTCATCGGCCGTCCATGTTTTATTTAGCCTCGACATTTTGTAAATCTACCACCTTACGATCTCATTAAGCTGTTTTTTAATGATTTGTAAAAGCGCCTCTTCTTGCATATATTCATACCTTCTTATAGCAGTTTTGAATGTGAAACATTGGAGTTGTCCCACCTCTTCATTGCATTGTATATTTCAGGTTCTAAATCAAATGTTCTTCCGATATATCTAACTTCGTCGAAATTAAAAAACTGATTATATCCATTTTTATTAACTTTGACAACATTGTTATTTATGGCATAATCAGAAACATCATCAATATATATGCTTGAACCGTCTTTAAATTTTATTGTGATAATGTTTACATCCATTTTCTTCACCTAAGCGGAACATCTGCACCTGCTCCGCTTTCAATGTCAGAATTTATTTAAAGAGGAGTAAACGAGTTTTATAATATAACAAGCTGTGCAGAGCTTGTTATTGATTAATTAATTCGGGCATCTGCACCTGCCCGAATCGGTATTACTGAAGGAAAGTAGATAGGTATTAATTTATCAAAAGAGGGAATTTATAATCACACAAGTGCAGTTGTGTGATTAACTTATTAAATTTTCAGCACAAGAACATTTTGCGGACATCAGCAAAATGTTCTTTCATTTGACTTCACCTGTTGTAAAAATCGGATGTGTGCCGTCACGGAGTTGTATTTCCTCGTCGCTCATCACATAGCCGAGTTTGCAGAGTAAAGCATAAAATTTGTTTAAATCCGGGCTGTTTTTTCGGCTGATCGTTTTGCTGTTATAGCCTACATAAATAAAGCTTAATTTTTCATAAGTTCTTTGGCATGAAGCGTATGCCGCCGCCATAAGCAATCTACCGCTGTTATCGCCCCAATGTTCGTTGATGTAGTTGTCTATGTTTTCAGCATCTTGATTCTCGACCACTTCGCTAAATCTGTGTGCATTTCTACTGGCTCCTGCCGCCACTTGGGCGACTATAAATTTCACAAGCTCCTGCTTTTTGCTGCTGTCATTGAAATTTGTATCAAGCATAAAGCCTATTCTGAGAGCCTCACAGCGCTCGTCTATTTCTTCCGCCTGTTCAACAAGCTCGTCCCATCTCTGTTCTTCAAGCTTTCGCTTTTCATCTTCGGCATCGTTCTTTTCCTGCTTGTCTAATGCTTCTGCGTAAATGTAGATGTTTGAGCCGTAACCAAAATAAAAATATCTGTTCCTGCCGTCCGCAAAATCTTTACCGATCAAATCTTTGAGCTCAAAAAATCCCGTATATTCGTAGTTGCTCGGAATTTCGTCATGGTTCTGTACTTTGGTCATTCCATGTTCAAGACAGAGCTTTTCAATTTTTTCTTTCTCTTCCTCTGTTTCCTGCTTCTTAACAGCAGAATACAAAAGATTGTCAAAATTGTTTGTACCGATTGATTCGAGCAGTTTATTTCTCGTTTCAATGTCCTTAATCTGATTCAATCGGTCATAGTCTGCAAGCGTAGGCTGTCGGATCTGACTTTCCTTGAATGCCTCTTCGTCAAGCTCACAGAGCTTTACTCTCCGCCTTATTTTGCTTTCTGAAAATCCTGTCTTTTCGGCAACCTCTGCGACCGTATCACCGAGGTCAAGCAACAGCTGACAGCCCTTTGCTTCTTCATATACGGTTAAGTCGGACCTCTGCATATTTTCGGTTAACATTGTAGATAACTGCTCCTTTTCAGTCATCTCAACAACAGCACACGGCAGTTCGGTCAAGCCTGCCTGCTTAGCCGCTGCTAATCTTCTGTGTCCTATAATAACCGTGAAATCATCCCAGTTATCATTATTCGGCACTACGGTCAAATTCTGCAAGATACCGTTTGCTTTGATAGATTCTGCAAGTTCTGAAACATCACCGATAACCTTTCTTGGATTATCAGGATGTGGATGAAGTTTGTCAGTCGGTATCATTTGTAATTTAGATTTTTTATTCATTTATATAATCTCCTTGATTTTTGCAAGGTTATCTGATATAATAACGTTGGACTGTATTTGTACGCAGATAGCCTTGTGTTATTTGCCGACCGTTGATTGTAGTGCAAGCAATCAACGGTCTTTTTCTTTGCCTGTAAAATTCATCGGTTGCACTCCTCAACCGCTACGCAAATAAAGCCTTTGGAGGTTTCTTTAACGTCAATCACATCTGTGACCGCAAGCTCAACCTGTATGCGTTCAATCTCAGGCGGTAAAAACAGATTGTTGCCCTCACAAAGTTTATTAACTTCATTAAGCGCCTTGATGATTCTGACCTTAAAAAAGTCAATGTCGCTGTGTGCTGTTTCAAGCTCATCACTTTTCGTGCTGAGGCTCTTTCGGGTGTATTCGAGTTGCTCTTTGCAATGCTTATACTTTTTTCTGAGTGATCTTTTCGTCTCATAGTTTCTTAAATGCCACATTTGTTATAAACTCCTTTCATTTATTTGATTTGCGACATCTCGTATGGATGTTGATTTTATGACTGATGTAATTAAAAAAGTCATAATTCTTAGAGCGTTCGGCTCGGCGGTTGTCGCACTTTGATTTGTACTCGAGGTATCTTTCACAATCTGTATGACATCTTGTCGTCCGTATCTGACAGCCGTAGCACGGCGAATTTATCATTTTTACGCCGTCCTTTCGTTGATTGTATTTCCGCTGCCGATCAATTTGTTGAGCAGTGTAGTCAGTAAGGATATATCTGCACCGCTTGCATAGGTCTTTAGCCGGTCAATCGGTATGTTGTAGCTCCAACGCCCTTTGTCGCTCTGTACGGCTGAACCGATAGGCAGGGTTTGTTTTTTTAGGCCCTCATAAACATAATTGAGAGCAACGCCGAGATATTCAGCCGCCACGGTCGGCGGTACATCTCTGTACTCCTGATTTGTTTTAGGGTTGATAAGGATTTTGTCGTTCATTTAATAATCACCTCTTACTAAGTTCGGGTTATCGTATATGTTTCCGATAACCTCAACATCTTCGGGATAGTAGCAGCGCCCTAATCCCTCATAGTGATCGTCATACACAAACTCGAACTCCGTTCCTTCGGCATCGTACCGAACAACTCCGTAGCCGTCACTATAAGAACGGTCAGAAAAATCAATGATATCTCCTTCAAAAATTCTCTTACCGTTCTTATCTTTCATTCCTGTGTACTGACCAACCGTTTCGGGGTTGACCGCACCGTAGCTACCTAACACCGTTGCATCGGGTGTTATACAGCAACCTTGTTTAGTCACAAGCAAATTGCCCTCTGACCACTTACCGTTAGCTATCATCTTGCCTCTAAATAAATATTCTCTCATTACTCTTCACCAATCCTCTCCGTCAAAACTTAATTGTCCAGGCAAAACACCATCCTGCATCCACCAGTGATAAACCTCAAGTCCATTAGCATGTTGTGTAGCTTTGCCTCTTTGCTTTCGCACTTCAAGCATCTTGTCAAATGCTCTTATATACAAATTTCGGTACTTGGGATATCGTGCAAATTCCGCAAATCTCTTCTTACTTGCCATTGGACAGCCAATGCATCCAACACGGTCAAATCCACAACTGTATAACGGATTAAGATTAATGTGTTCTTGGTTGATGTACTCCCAAACATCACTATCCGACCAATCACAAATAGGGTTGAAGAGTATCTTCCCTTGTAACTGACAATGCTCAACTATCTGCCTCTTATCGTCATTGTCATTGTTAAGGACAATTCTATTTGACAGATTAGAAGAATAAGTTTCGATTATTCCCTTCGACCGTCTTTTCGTGCTTTCGGCTCTTCGCACTCCTGTGGCAATAGCACGATTCTTACCGCCTGTTTCTTTCAGAATTGCACAACAATATCTTACTAACCTTGTGGGTGGAATACCTTTTTGTACTATCAGTGACCACATAGATGTCGGCTTTCCCTTGTATCTTGGCATATCAATGTTGCATTTTATGCCTTTAGATTCCAATTCCTTAAATTTATTGCGTATGTGGTAAACTGTTTCGGGAGCATCAGCCGTTGTGTGACTATGTTGAACCTCAAAGTCTATGCCTGATTTAATCGCTAAATCTAAAATAATGTCGCTGTCTTTACCACCTGAATAACAAAGCATAAGCGGTTTATCATAGTAGCGTTTACTTATTTCTGCTCCGTCACGAAGTCGCATTATAGCAACCTTTTCTAAGTCCATTACTTTTTACCGTCCTCAATAGGCTGATTCCAACACTTAACACAGTTATCGTCACAATCATCTATGTCCGTCAGTCCTAACGTATGTGGACATACACCTTTAGGTGCTCCGTCATCGTCAAGCGGAGCATTCGGATAATTCTTCAAGAACTCCGTAAGAAATGTCTTTTGCGGATGTGCATCCGACCATTTTTGAACGATTTCGATTGCCTTTTCGGGATAGAGTGCTTCAAAGTCTGAACAAGATGTCATGTCGTTTGTACCATTATTCAAACTGTTCAGTGGACAGTTGGCACAATCAATTTTACACATATATGCATTACCGTATATTTTGCGTCTTTTCGTCATCCTCAATTTTTCGGCGAAATAATTTTCTGTTTTTGAGCAATCAATCATTTTTATCAGTCCTTTCTTGTGTTTTTCTCCTTAAAATGCTAAAATCAAATTGTAAGGAGGTGATGCTTATGCGTTTAAATAACGACTGTGTTCGTGATATTCTTTTGAGTGTAGAAGAAGTGTGTGACTTCAACGAATCCTTTCGATACAGTAAATTCAGCAACGATTTTGAAAGGCTTCAACCATACTCTCATGACGAAATTATCTACCACATTAAACAATGCAAACTTGCAGGTTTAATTACTTCAATGTTCGCTACTGACGGTGGCGACTATTTAGAAGTAGGTGATTTAACTCCCGAAGGTCACAAGTTTTTAGCAAATATTCGTAACGATGATATATGGAATAAAGTTAAGAAGATTGCCGGAACCGTGGGAAGTCACTCGCTTTCTGCAATAACACAAATATCAGCGAATGTTGTTACTCAGCTTATAAAAGCTCAATTTGGAATTACTTAAATCTTATTGTCTTGCCGGCGGCTTCTTTGGAGCAGTCGGCAAGTTCTTTGTCTGTGGGTATTCTGAAATTCTTCATACAATAAACCACCATTGCTCTTGTAGCAATTTTCCATTTTACAGCTTTTATGATTGCCACTACTGCTACTACGGTAGCAACTACCGCATATATGGTTAGTGCCATTTTTATCATTCCTTTCTGAGGTAATAAGTTAAGCAGACTGCTTAAAAAACTGCCTTGGATCAACATCAAGCACCTGACATATTCCCAAAAACTCTTCTGCTGTAACCTTACGGTTGGAATTTAATATTCTTGAGACTGCATCAGCGGTCATTCCAGTATGCTCACACAAATATGATTGTTTAATTCCTTTCTCTTCGACAATCTTTTTAAGTTTTTCGTTCACAGTCATACTTTTTACCTCCTTTCGACTGTTAAATGCTACATTTTGTAGATTTCATTTTAATAATAATCTAACTTTTGCAGATTGTCAAGAGATTTTAAAAAAATAATTCTACATTTTTCAGATTTTTTTCTTGACAATCTGCAATTAGCAAATTATAATAAAAGCATAGATAAAACATCTATAGAAGGAGAAACAAAGTGTCAAGAGAATTTATAGCACAAAAATTAAAAGAGTTAAGGAAAAAAAGCGGATTAACTGCCGATGAAGTCGGAAAATTAATAAATAAAAGTGGAAAAACCGTAAATGCGTGGGAAAACAATCACGGTCAACCTGATGCAGAAATTTTAATCGCACTTTGTGATATATATAAAGTAGATGATATTCTTGCAGAGTTCAGAGAAATGCCAAACAAAAGCAATACTATGATTTTAACCAATCATGAAAAAGATTTGGTTTATGCTTATCGAAATCACCCTGAACATCAGTACACAATTGATACTATTTTAAAAATTAACGATAATCTAATACCAACGGTTAAAGCCGCACGAAGTGACGGCAATAATCAACCAATTGAAATAGTTAATCTTCCTGATCTCAGTAAGTTTGAGCCTGACGATACAGACCTATAA